GGTGGTGATGGAGCGTTTACGACGCTTGACACCGCTCAAACCATTTCAGGTAATAAGACGTTCACTGGAACGGTTGACCTCAGCGGTGCAACGCTTTCAGGTAACACCACTTTTGACAATAACCTCACGGTTTCAGGCAACCTGACCGTTGACGGAACCACTACGACCGTCAATTCCACTACGGTAACGGTAGACGACAAGAACCTTGAGCTTGGTTCAGTCGCACACCCAACTGACACCACTGCAGATGGCGGTGGTATCACGCTTAAAGGTGCAACCGACAAAACCTTTAACTGGGTTAACAGCACTGACAGCTGGACTGCAAGTGAGCATATCGATCTTGCGTCGGGCAAAGAATTCAAGATCAATGGCACCAGTGTTCTCAGCAGCAGCACTCTTGGTTCTGGCGTCACGGGTTCAAGCCTGACCAGCGTTGGCACAATCAGCACTGGCACCTGGAGTGGTACTGCGATTGCAGTTGCAAGTGGCGGCACTGGAGCGACTGATGCCTCTACAGCTCGTACCAATCTTGGTCTTGCTATTGGCACTGATGTTCAGGCTTATGACCCAGACCTGACAACACTTGCTGGAATGCCGCACGGAGCCCCAGCAGCTTTGGCGGCACTGAGTGCGACTGAGATTGGGATCCTCGATGGAGCCACAGTAACCACTGCTGAGCTCAATCTTTTAGACGGCGGCACCTCTGCGACGTCAACGACATTGGCATCAGCGGATCGGATGGTTGTCAACGACGCTGGAACTATGAAGCAAGTAGCTCTTAGCGACTTGGTGACATTTCTTGAAAATGGAACTGCTTCTAGCTTCGACGTTGACGGTGGCACCTTCTAATGGCAAACACGATCAAGCAAAAGCGTGGCACCACTGATCCTGGTGCCTCAGATCTTGTTGTAGGTGAACTCGCAATTAACACCACTGATGGCGGGGTCTTCACGAAAACTGACGGTGGAACCGTTGTTGAAGTCGGAAGTGGAGGCGGCGGCAGTTCTTTATCAATTCAGGATGAAGGCACCGCGTTGTCCACTGCAGCAACTACGCTAAATTTCACAGGTGGAGCGGTTACTGCTACTGGCAGTGGCGCAACAAAAACTATTGACATTCGGGGAGGGACAAACCAAGCTGATTTTGGCCTTGTCACTGAAGCCGTCAATTCTACTGTTGACTACGGAGTCCTTTAATGTCAGTTCAGGTTCAACTACGAAGAGGCACGTCGGCCGAGAATGACGCTTTCACTGGAGCAGCAGGAGAGCTTTCGTACGACGAGACTAACAACAATCTTCGTGTTCACGACGGAAGCACTGCAGGTGGTCACGCTTTAGTGACAGGTAACAACGCAGTTACGATTCAAGAAGAGGGAACCACTCTTGGCTCTAACGCAACGGTTTTGAATATTGTGGGAGCAAATATTACTGTTACGGGTACTGGCTCGACTAAAACTATTACGGTCGCTGGGGCATCTGGAACGTTTGCAAATTTCGCTGAAGGTTTTAACGCTTACTCGTCTGCAGCGTCTCTTGCATTGGACAACGCTAGTTACAGCATGGTGACTATAACCGCTAGTGGTAATTTTACTTTTACGGATTCATTGACTTCTGGCGAGTCAATCTTGGTCAGCTACAATCCGGCAAGTTATACGACTACATACCCCACGATGACTTGGGTTGACGGCTCTGTGCCGAGCTTGACGGCGAATGATGATAATTTGATTCAATTCTGGAAGTTTGGCACCACTCTTTACGGTGGTCTTATCGGGACACTCTAATGCTGGCTTTCTTGGATTCAGAGACTGGAGAAATCACCCAGTACCCAGTCAAGGTCAACGATGTCAAGCGTCGTTTCCCCAACACTTCTTTTCTGTTGCCATTAGAAGGCAGGGATTTGGAGGCTGACTTTGGCGTCGTAACGGTCTTCGAGTCAACGCCTCCAACGTATGACAGCAATACAAGAAAGCTGGTACAACTCACCCCTGCGCTAGTTGACGGGCGCTGGACACAGCAGTGGAGCGTAGTTTCTTACACTGAAGAAGAGCAAGCCAAGGTCGACGAAGAATTAGCGGCTAATGCCAGGCAAATTAGAAACAAGAAGTTAGCTGATTCTGACTGGACACAGCTGCCTGACTCAACAGTAAGTAGTACAGATTGGGCAACATATCGGCAAAACTTGCGAGACGTGCCAGCTCAAAGTAGCTTTCCTCGAGGCGTCACTTGGCCAACTGAACCAAGCTAATTATGTTGCACAAAATTATCATGACGACACCCTCGGTGGTAGAGGTCGCCGATTTGCGCGACGAGACGCAAAAAATTGGAGACGCAATAAGAGGAGGAAGGGCTGATTACAAGTTAACAACTAATCAGCATAATATTTATTTTGGCTCTCAAGCTCAATATGTCGCTGATGGCGGCAATGATATGTTCGACAATGCAAACTTTACTCAACCTGTAACAAGCAGTACTAGGAGCAACCAAAGTCCCAGCACTGTCGCCAGTGTTAGTGGTCATCCAGATTCAATTTATTACAACAACACTTCGTCTGGCGGTATATCTGCCAAAACGTACGTGCATCCAAATGTAAGCGATTTTTCCTATGTAGCAGGCGGATGGACTGTAAACGGCAGCCAGAACGCTAATGGCGGGGCTTTAATTGTCGCTGGAACTACTGGCAATACTGGTAACCAATGGTGCGGTTGGATGGTGGGTGGCAACTCAGGAGCTGATGGCGGAGGCAGCAAATCGCAAGTTGACATTTATAACGGCTCAATTGTTGATGGATTTACTGTGTATTCGAGCTACATGAGCACTCATGGCGCTAACGACCCAAGTTGCAATTCTTTGTATATGCTTATAGGTCACCCCAAGTGGGGTACATCTTTTGGCACAATCAACAAGTACAACAACACAAGCACTCAGTTCTTCAACTCCGCAATGTGGAGCGAAAGTACGACCCAAAATAACGTGCTTGCTGTTTATACATTAACGGCCCGCACTGGGGGCAACCTGCCAGTGTTTAGCGAGATGCGGGATATTGTTGACGAAGTCATTTATGATCTCAAGACCGAATTCGGCTACTAAGCTGTTGACATGGCCAACTGAACCATATGAAGCGCCCTGACCCGATGATCGCCTCTAAGCCTGGAGCGCAGGATGTGCAAGCAATGGCCGCTAGGACGCTATGGCTTGAGGAATTGTTTTTCCTTGATGGCCGCGATCAGATCAGCCATCCACAGCATGGTTTGTTTACTGGCCTAGCTCTGAAGTATCAAAACCTAGATACAACTGACGGCATCTAATGGCTAAATCACTGAGCGGCAACAATTTTGTTGAGGGCAAACCAAAACGGACGCGACAGGGTAATGGCACAAACAGTCGCCCCAAAAGGGGCAGAAAGCGATACCGTGGCCAAGGAAAGTCTTAGTTCCTCTTCCAATGATCAAAACTCTGATTGCGAGTGGTGTCGCCGTTTCGGCAGCTGCGCTGGCATCTCCTGCTCTCGCAAACGTCTACGTGAACCCTGAATTCAATGGTGGTTCTTACGGCGACGATTACCTGGGTGGAACGCTGAACCTTGATGTTGGTTTTGAAGGCGGTTCTGGCGCTTACAGCTACTACATCCAGGGAGGTCCTGCACTGGTTATGCCAAACGGTGGCGACAATGAAGTTGAGTTTGCTGGCAAGCTCGGTGGTTCTGTCGCTGTTGCTGAAAAGGTCTCTGTCTATGGAGAGCTGAGCGGCATCACTGGCGATGAGCTTTCTGTTGGCAGCAAGCTTGGCCTGAAGTGGGGTTTCTGAGCTAGTTTGTAACTGCGTAGAGCTGTACCCCTTCTGGTCTCACACAGCAGGAGGGGTTTTTTCTTGCCATGCAAAAGCTTTTCAACGTGATGTCCGTCGCATCTTTCGTGATGTCTGGAGCGATGGTTGCTGGATCGGTAATGCTTTACACGCGCATCCCGTCACTAACCAAGCGTTACGTCAGTGAGCTGAAGCTTGAGCTAACTGAGATGATCACTGACATGGTGCCTGGTCAGATTGATGAGGTCATGCCAGAACTTCCGACCA